CAAATTCGTTTTCTTTAGCCGATTGAATATCTTCTTTTAGCGTTTTCATTTCTGAACGTAAAGAATTTTTAATTGTATTCTCTACTAATTCTGCTGAACGTTTAATAAAGTTCTGCTTAGTCTTGTTAAGTAGTTCTTTACCTTCTGCTACTAAACGTACCTTAGTATCTACTAATTCACGTTTATCGTTGTGGAACTCAGCTAATTCACGTGATAATTGCTTAACTACGAATTTCTTAGTTTGTTCAAGATTTTCGTTAACTTTTGCTCTATCACTTCTAAGTTCCTTAACTTCGGTCGCCAAACGAGAAGTAATGAATTTTTCAAGGAGTTTTGCATGTTCAGAAATTGCTTTCTTATATGCAACTCGTTCTGCGATTAGAGATTCACGGTCTGATTTGAATTCTGACATTTCAGTTTGAATTGCGTTGTTTAGCATGTTGTCCATTGCCTCAACGATAACTGATTTATCATGTTCAAATTTTTGTGCGAATTCCTCACGCAACTCGGCTGTAATCTCCTCTCTTGCTTCTGATAGTTTTTTGTCCAGAGCCTCTTTAATTTGTGAACTAGCCTCTTCGGATAGAACACCAGTCTCTAGAAGATTAGCAAGGATTTCGTTTGCCATTGTTGCTTCTCCTGTTAAAGTTTAAGTTCATTAATGAACTTAATTAATTGTTCTGACAAGTACTTTTGAGCGACCTTGTCTTGTTGTACATTCTGTGCTAGTTGCCAAGTTTGGTAACCACCACGCATGTTCATTAAACCTTCGTAGATTGCCTTAGGGTAGGCCTCTGGAGCACTTGGTTGTGCTACAATGTCTACTGTGACAATCTCAAAATTTTTCACTTCACCACTTGGATTAACTTCACCTGAACCACGAGATGAAACGCCTAGTGTAGCGCCTGACTCGATTAATGTTCTGATAATGTTACCCATTGGTGTAGGAACAATTTTAAGTTTACCGTACCCGTTCGGTCCATCCATCCACATAGATTCAATAATATGCGAAACTCTATCTACGTTGACAGTTAATTCTGGTGGGTGGTCACATTCGCCTAGTACTGGAAAACCGTCTTCGATTTTCTTTTGTACTGACTCCACTGCGTTAGCAATTTCGTTAACCGGATAAACACGTTGGTTAGCATTTTTTACGTTACCTTGAACGAAAATGCCTTCCATAAACATGTTCTTTGCACCATCATCACCCTCAACAATACGAGATTTAACTTTCGCTTGATTATGTGATAGTCTTTCTATAAGAACGGTCATTGGTTATCTCCAAAAGTATTTCTTACGATGAAACTGACTTAGTGTTAGCCCCATCATCACCCGCTGATGCCGATGCCGGCTTCATTGCTGGTGCTTTACTGTTTCCAGATACGTTTACATTTTTTGTAGCCATATCTTTTGGTGCATCGCCTTTACCGCCCGCAGTGTTACCATCGTGGGTTTTTACTGGCGCCGCACTCGAATCGTCTCCAGGACGTTTTGGATTTGCATTAACTGGTGATTTAGCGTTGTCGCCATTATCGCCTGCTTTTGCAGTCATTGGAGTTTTGTATTCTTCCAATTTTTCTTCCGCATCGTCTGAATCTTCATCTGATTCTTCTAGGTCAAGTTCTAATTCATCTTCTGAACCTTCTTCTACTTTATCTTCTGTAGCTTCCTCTGATGATTCTTCTACTTCTGATGTTTCTTCGATTGCTGGTTCATCAGCTTCAACTGATTCCATGTCCATTTCTGCCTCGTCTTCTTCATCGGCTTCATCTTCCATGTCATCTTTTTCACCTGACATTATTTTTTCGAATTCCGCTTCCAAATCAGCTAGGTTTGATTCTAAATCGTCTACACGATCCTCGATATCACCTTCTTTAGATTCAGCATCACCCATTTCTAGGTCATCCATTGCTTCATCTTCTGATTTTTCGTCTTCGTCATAGAATTCTTCGTTTTCGATTTCTGCTTTGTCTGATTCAATTTCGTCATTTGACTCTACTGCCTCAGGTGCGTCCTTCGATGCTTCCTCAACGGTTTCGTCCTCGTCTGAAGACTCATCAATATCCTCAAGGTCTTCTTCTACAACTTCGTCACTTTCGTTTAGAAGTTCTTCGTGGATTCTACGAGCCTCCGCTACTATAAAGTCATGTAACATGGCTTCAGCGGCTTCACGCTCCTCGTTGATAAGAAGTTCTAGTACGTTTTCTAGTGTACTTCTTGACATAATACGTCTCCTTATCTATATACAGCCACAAAACATGAACTGTGGCAAGGTTGTAGAAACACTTCTATTTGTTTCACATGTATTTATAGAGGTATTTGGGGTTTATTACGGAAATGTGTAAAAATGGCTAATTTTTCAGCCATTCTGGATCATAAGTTATTTAGAATAGTACTTATGTCCTTTAAATACGTACTTATAGCACTATATATGTAAGAAATTTGACAGATTTTATAGTTCAGGTTGCTCAGAACCGCCTTTGCCAGAACCACCATATTGTGCTTTTAATTGCCCTTTTTTCTGGTCGTTCTTGTACTCTCTGTAAGTTCTTAGCTTTCTTAAATCATTGAGGTGGGAAAGTGTTAGACGTTTCTTTCTAGTATCGTCTAACTCTATACTATTATGTTTATCTCTCTCAGGAGAATAGTTTTCCTTAATCTCTGAATACTTCATTATAAAAATCCAATGTTTCTAACAAATGTATTTATCTTTATTCTTCATCATCTGAGACTAAATCGCCTTCAGCGCCTGAGATTGGTGAACCTTCTTCTTCGCCGCCTTCGGCATCAGTTTCATCAAATTCAGGTTCAGCACCACCTTCAAAGTCTCCTCCTGGGATAGATGCTCCTACTGATTTTAATCCGTCTTGTGCCTCAGGATCGGCTGTGCCTTTTTCTTCTGCCCACAGTTTTTCATTTTCCATAATTTCTTCATCTGTTAAGCCCAAGAAACGTTTCATTGCAAAACGTTTACTTACATATTCAGCACCTTCGATAGCAGTGAATACATTCATCATTACTTGGTCTACTTCTGCTTGACGATACTTACCAAAGTTTTGTGGAGTGTTGAATACTAAGTCAAATAATGAACTATCGATAATAACACCTCTGTGTTTTAAGAACATTTTGAATTCTCTATCCATTTCCTCAGCAACTAGTTTTTGTAATCTTTCACAGAATTTAGTAAATCTGAATTCTTGTATAAATGCAGTTCCTACACGACCATCATTGTAACCGTTGCCATCGCTATCTAAACTACCTAAATAACTTGGCGGTACTCTAAGACCACGCATTAACTTATCATTGAAATATCTTAAGTCATCAATCTGTCCTAAGTTTTCACCACCTGGTAGTGTCTCAACTTTAGAACCACGACCTTCAGCCGTTTGTGCAAAGAAATAATCTTCCATAATAGATAGTGGGTTGTATGCACTATCTGTGATGTTTTGCCCACCACCTGTTTTTGAAGGGATACGTCTTTGATGAATATCATTTTTGATACGTTCTAAGTGGGCACGTGCTTTATGTGTTGGCATGTTACCAACATCAATATAGAATACTCTACGTTCTGGTGCCCTTTGTACACGATAAATTAAGATTGCATCTTCTAGTAATTCTTTTTGTTTATAAACTTTAAATACAGGTTCTAAAACTGAATTACCAAATGGCCAAAAGCCATCAATGCCTTCACTTAATGAAATATGTACTACATGTTTTGCATCAACTGGTGTTGATGTTTGTTCCGAAACATATCTTGTTCCTCCTACAGAACCAGCGGCATATCCTTGAGTTGTGTTTGCGTTGACATTAGGATTATTAGGATATCCTGCTGATGAATGTAAGAGTTTGTTTTCGTCTGCGGTTACATTTAAACTTTGTAGATTAACGTCCATATCTTTGATATAATATGCCTCAATCTTTTTTCCTTTACCTTCATTGACAATAACTTTTTCAATTTTTGCAGGATCTACCCAAAACAATTTATATGTTTCTGGATCACGTACAAAAATTTGGTCACCGTACTTTAC